AGGATAAATGAGGCTCCTTTAAAGTAATAGCCTGTACTATCTGAAATAGTGACCGCACCTGTATCACCAGTAACGTCAACGCCTGTTCTATTTGCATTTTGATCATTAACTCCATTTATATACATCTTAAGTGTTCCACTGGTTCCAACGACTGCAACATGAGTCCATTGACCTTCTGGGACACTTCCTGCACTTGAATAAAAGTCTCCACCAATATGAATATGATTTAGATCAAAATTTAAGCGACCAGTATCAGTAACTGCAATCTGAAAACTACCATGCTCAAAAATCATATTATTACCGCCACTATGAAATTCTGGTTTAACCCATGCTTCAAAAGTAAAGGTCGAACCAAAATCAAAATCGTTACTATCAGGAATGCTTAAATACGTGGAAGAACTGCTGAAACCTACGCTACGTGCTGTAGCCGCATCAGATTCTCCACCTCCGAAAATATAAGCAATATATGTTTCACCAGATGTGTTGACCCTATCCTGAGTTCCTACAGAAAATGTGCTGGCAGTCGGGGTTGTAGCGTTCCAATAAATTGATCCTGTATAACCTGAACCTGTTTCATTTAACCCTATTCCTTTATTATTGCCTGTGGAGCGATGATAAACAAGCCAATCTTCATTACTGCTTGTACGTTTTATTAGAATCATACCGGGAATGCTGCCCAAATCGTGGGGAACACTCTGAGCGCTACCTGTCCCAGAATACTCTTTTATTGTGAAGAACCCTTTTGACTTTGCGAAGGACCATGAGGAATATTCTACAGGGTCCATATTAGCGGCTCCGCTTGAACCTAAGGTGAAACCAGTAGTGTTAAACGCCGTGAGAGAATTATTATCAGTCTCTTGATCGTCAGCTTCATTAGATCGTAGGTATTTCCCTGTACCTTGTTCAGTATCAAAAATTCTATGATCAAAACTATAATTTCTCCCTTTCGCCCATACCATTCCTCCTTTAGTTGACAAATCAATACCGTTATTTATAACTTGAGTAGCCTCCGTTCCTGTATATAAAAACGTCGAGAAAACATCGTCAACGTAGGTCTTTGAAGCAACTGCACCACCTGAACCAAGTAAAATTTGCTGCATCGGGGTCATAATTAATAGCTCCTTTGTGTGTTAGTTAGTAGGTACATTTATGACAACCCTGCACCTGAGATGTAGTAAGTATTAGAGGCTGTGCAAATCACAGTAGCCATTCCTCTTGTTGCTATTTTTGTAGGAGTACTTCCATCAGCAGAGTTATAAAGGGTTACTCCTGTCGATGTAATAGTTTGATCACCACTACTATTGTTTATTAATGTAATTGCCTGACCTGCTGTAAATCCTGTACTCGTATTTATTACCCAACCGCCACTGCTATTTATTGAATGTTTGCCTGCATCGGCAGCGACTATCGTATGAGCTGAAGATTTAGAAAGTTGAGGTATAGTTCTTAATTCGCCTTTGCCATCTGATACCGTTGAGTCAAATGTTGCTGCACCTGTATTAGCTATTGTTAATGCTGTTGTGTCTAAAGCAGATGAAGCAGAAGTTCTTATCTTTAACGATCCACTTGTTCCTTTGCAATCAATAAACTTATCATTCTGACTCGCAGGCATTGAGATAACAAATTGATTTGATGTTCCCCAACTCGCTATATTTCCACCAAGTCTGAAGTCGGCTGCTGCTCTGTCGTAATAGATATTGTGTGTACTACCAACAATGTCAACACCAGAGGCGGTGGCATTGAATCGACTACTTCCACCGCTTAGAAGAGTAACTTCAGTACTACTCATATTGATAGTTTCACTTGGGCTAGCGCTATTACCTACTCGGATTCTTAAATTTCCAGTTGTGCAATAGATTTTTGAATAAGTATCATTCAATTCAAGATGTTTGGTAACTAATCTATTAGTTGAGTCGTTAAAAGTAAGATCAGCCGAACCACCAAAACTACCTGAATTATTGAACTGTATTTGTGTATCAGATCCAGAAGGAGAAACACTAACTGATTGCCAAGATCCATCGCCTCTTAAGAAGTTTGACGACGAGGCACTACCGCTACCTAATCGTGCTGTTCCTACTGTTCCAGAAGTTAAATTATCTGCATTAGATGAAAAAGCTTTGACTGATTGTTGACTAGGTACTTTCGTAGCCGAGTCTGTTGCCATATTGTCTTCATCTAGAAGATCAGCAGATATTGCGTAATTATTAGCAGATGCGGCTATTGCGTTTAGCTTTGTGTGATCAGCATTAGTAAAAGTATTTGAATCTGAAGCCGCCTCAACCGCCGCTGCTATTTGTGCTGCTGATATTGCCCCAGTATTTCCATTAACAGAGAGAACAGCATCAGTTGGGGTTCGTAGCAGAGTGAAATCTGACATATTGCCACCGCTATTACTGTTTCTTACATAGGATTTGTTCTCATCAGAACGAACAACAATGTCACCTTCTTGTGTCGTAAGTGCTAATTGAGCTGATTGACTTGAAGCCTCTTGGACAGTTGTTAAGGCTAAAGACGTTACTGAAAATTGCGTTCCAGATAATTGAAGACCTGTTCCGGCTGTGTAAGTTGTATCAGAACTATTTGCATCAACGTATGCTTTTACACTCTGCTGACTAGGAACTTTAGTCGCTGAGTTGGTTGACATATTATCTTCATCAAGCAAATCAGAAGATATGGCATAGTTATTCGCAGAAGCAGCTACACCTGATAATTTCGTTTTTTCTGCATCAGTAAAAGCATTAGTATTTGATTCACCTTCATAAGCTGATTTAATTTCAGCACCAGTTTGATCAGCCGTTGCACTAGCTTCTACTCCATCAAGTTTTGTCTTTAACGCATCAGTGAAAGCATTAGTATCACTTTCAGCCTCGTAAGCTGTTTTTATTTCCGCGCCTGTTTGATCAGCAGTAGCACTCGCTTCAATAGCATTTAATTTACTGTGATCTGCATCTGTAAACACGTTGGAGTCACTAGCCGCCTCTACTGCTGCCCTTATTTCAGCATCAGTTTGATCCGCTGTAGCAGAAGCCTCTATTGCTGCTAGTTTTGATTTTTCTGTATCTGTAAAGGCATTAGTATTTGATTCCGCTTCATAGGCTGTTTTTATCTCTGCTCCTGTCTGGTCTGCTGTCGCACTAGTTTCGATTGCATCGAGCTTTGTTTTTAACGCATCAGTAAAATTATTCTTAGTTAAACCATTATCGCCAACAGAATATGTGGTGTTTGTGTCTGGAGGGACAGCCCACTCCATACCATTTGCTGTATAACCTAAAAACTTATTTGTTCCGCTAGGAGCTGCATGAACATCTAATTTAGATTCGGCAATTGTGTCATCTAATATTTTTGCATTAGTGATCGCATTATTATCAATAGTCCAAGTACTTCCACCACTGCCTGAAACTGTAATATCACCTTTGTCTCCATTCGTAAGGCCTTCACCATCTTGACCGGCGGGGCCAGTCGCTCCAGTTGGACCTTGAGAGCCAGTATTACCTTGCGGACCTTGAGGTCCAGTCGCTCCAGTTGGTCCTTGCAAGTAAGAAGTAGCACTTCCCCACGCACCACTGGTTTTTGGACCGTATATATTATCGTTTGTTGTATCTATATAAAAATCACCATCAACTCCAAGTCCTGAGCCAGGAACACCAGAGCCATTTAAGATTGTTTTTCCGTCAGCACCTGCTGGACCAGTTGCCCCAGTAGACCCAGTGGGACCAGTTGCGCCTTGAATACCTTGTGATCCTGTAGCACCTGTAGCTCCTTGAATACCCTGTGGTCCAGTAGCTCCCGTATCACCTCTTGGGATAGTAAAATCTAAAGTCGCCGCACCAGATGAGCCGCTATTAGAAACTGTTGCTGAGCTTCCAGCCGCACCCGTTGAGACATTCCCCACGCTAATAGTCGCGGCTAAACCCGTTGAACCCGTATCACCCTTATCGCCAGTTCTTGCAAACGTTAAAACAATATCTTCACTTGCACTAAAAGAAGTCGAACCAGAAACATAAGCACAAGTTACCTTGTGATACCCAGTTGCTTCAGTCGCCGCTGAAATTGTAAACAGTGCAAAGTCGTTAGGATCAGTTTTATTTGATACTTTGAAATGCCCTTTTATTGTCGAAGTTGAGTCATCAATTGTTCTTAAATACGCTTGAACATCTGTTCCACCGTCGTCAGTGTCGTCTATGTATAAAAGAGTAGCCGTTGAAATATTTGCATTATTAAATCTTGCTTTACCTGCACCAGGATCACTATCAGCAGTAGAAGTATCAAAGGTATAATCAAAAGTCGCACCACCAAAAGCACCAGTTGCTCCAGTGTTTCCCTGCGTTCCTTGGATTCCTTGAGGGCCTTGTGGACCTGTCGAACCCGTAGCACCTGTATTTCCAGTCGTTCCCTGAATCCCTTGTGGACCTGTATTGCCAGTGCTACCTTGTGGTCCTTGTGGTCCTGTTGATCCTGTTGGGCCTTGAGGTCCAGTCGAACCTTGAGATCCAGTCGAACCCGTTGGGCCTACTAATGAGACGTAGCTACTAGGCCATGCCCCACCCGCTTTAGGTCCATACAATCTTGAATTAGTTGTCTCAAGAAAGAAATCACCATTATTGCCATCGCTACTTTGGGGGGCACTACTTCCGTTTAAAATGCTAGTTCCTGCTGGGCCAACACCGCCTGCGGGGCCTTGACTCCCTGTCGTTGAAACAATGACTTGATTGTTTTGTTCGGTGACTGTAACGGTCATTCGGTGTAACCCTCTTGTACTTGAAGTGTTCCATAAAGCCAGTAATCAGTGTCGTTTCCGTTCGTTCTTTTTAAGTCCCATGATGGCAAGTCAGGGAGAACCGTAGTTTGAGCTTCTGTCATTGATATTGTTAATTTCCCATTCGCTGCATCAGTAACAGTGCAAGTCATGTCGCAGTATTTCTTTGTTCGATTAGCGTTCCACGCTTGCGCCTCAAAAGTTTGACCTGTCAGGTTTACCGCCGTACCTCCATTGTCTTGCAAGATAAACTCCTGCGACCAATCAACCCGTCGATATATCTTCGGGGAATACAAACCCGGCGTGACACCCATAACAAATCGAACACTTAAAAAGTATTCTAAAGCCTACGCAGAAATATTAACGAAATTCAATATTTTATTTCTTACCAACTAAGAACAACAATAATTCCTTTTATGCCTTCGGCTCCGGCGACACTTGTCGAACTCCATGCTCCATCACCTCCAGCACCTGGACCTTTACCCCAAAAAGTACCACCACCTGATGATCTGAGATCTGCCTTATTGAAACCACTTGCAGTCGTCCCTGTGTAGTTATTAATAGTCTGAAATTCTCCTTTCTCTCCAAAAATATTTATCATTCCATTTACTCCGGTTTGGGGCCAACCTGGACGACTCATTTCTGTGGCGGCTGTTGGACTTGAAACATTGGAATTATAAGCAGCCGAAGCCCCCCCGCCAGACTGACCAGTAATAGTTATACCGCCTGTTCCAGTTGGAGTAAACACACTGTCAGCCCCAGAATTACCACTAGATTGGGCGTTATTGCTAGTAGCGCCACCAGCACCAACAACGCAAGTTGCAGAAGCGCCCATTTCTGTTTTGTTGTAGAAACGAATAGCTGTGCCAGCACCGCCGCCGCCTGAACTACCCCAATAACCACTTCCATGAGCTGAGACTCCAGCAGCACCGCCGCCGCCACCTGTGCAAATTACTAAGAAATTAGATTTTCCAGCCTCAGGAATGAAAGTATGCGTTGTCGTTGAACCGGCTTGTTGCTGTGCGTGTCCACTATTATCAGCAATATCGTTCCCAAAAGCTTCAAATTTTGCTCCACTAGCTAACGCTAACCAAGCCGCACCAGAATAAAACTCAAGATGATTAGTACTCTGTGTATTTAATCGAAGATCACCCTGACTTAAAGCACCACCACTAGGTCTATTAGCATCATTTCCAGCAGGCAAGGTGATTGATTTACCTGTAAAGTTTGGATCTTCAGCAGGTGCTAAACCAAGATTTTCAGATATTGAACCAAGTGTTACCCATCCATTATTAGAACTGTTTCTGATTTTTAATTTGTTATTAGTCGTATCAACCCAGAGTTTGTAAGCAATCGTTGTTGTTGGTGCTGATGCTCCTGAATTAGTAGTTTGTATGTCTCCTAAAATCTGATTTAGTTCTGTTCTAAATGCAGACCCACTTACATTGTCGATAATGTAATCTCTTTGATTAGTCATACTGATACCTGATTACCAAAGCCAGAAGCACCCCAAACAAATGATCGAGCATAGCTACTGTCATTAGCTGTATTCTTAAATGTTACTTCAAAACCTGTGCGTGTAATGTTATCTATTTCAGGATAATCACCAACTTCTCTGTTACTAGCTACTTGCGTAACAAAAACGCTAGGCGGTTCGTAAAAACCATGAGCGAAATTAACTTGATATGGCGCTGAACCTGTTGTAACTGCATTAGTAATACTTTCGGTTCTAGGTTGAAGCTCAACAGTGATTCCAAGTCGTCTAATTGCAATATTTTGATCAACATTTGTACTTGTTAATTTGACTCTAAATTGTAATCCTCTAGCCCTTACCAAACCATTCACTATCTGTTGCCAATCACCCCAAGTTGGTGACGAACTAGGATCATCATTTGTTGCTCTATATTCAACGACAGCATTACAATCACTAGAAGTTAAAGCAACCTCATCATCTATCAAACCCCAAGTATCAATCAAAGCACTTTTACTATCCCAAAGACTTTCATCATCAAACATAAAACTTACTAACTCTCTCGTTAAATTCACATCATAAATCTGAGTTAAATCTACAGAATTTGCAAAATAGTATTCACCACTGGCAGCGGTCGCATTATTAGAAACTGATAATCTTAAAGAATCTAACGTTGAATCATATGCTGTATTTGTTTTTGTACCTGTAAAATTAGCTGTATGTTCATCAACAAATTGAACAAATAAACGATCAGTAACAGCAGGCATCACAACAGTTGCTTTTGTTGCATCCCAATCGGCTATCAAGTTTGAAGAAGGACCAGTAGAAATACGTCCTCCGTCATCTTTAAATTTAATCAAGTACGCATTTAATCCAGGTAATAAAGGCACTTCCCCGCTAGTAGTGTTTCCATCTTGTTCTAAAACAATTGTTGCATCAGCCCATCTAGCAGATCCGTTTGTCGATTGTGCGATTAAAACTTTTCCACCAATTAATACATCTTTTTCAGTACTTTGATCCCACTGGAGGAGTCCTCTTTCTTGATTTATAGGAGTCAAAGTGACACCCGTAACATCTGTTGGAGGTGCTGTTTTTCCTATCGCTGTATGTGTTTTAGTGGCTGGATTTACTGATCTTAAACCTGATGCACTAACGCTATAAACCTCTATTTCATACGTTCCAGCAACAACATCTAATATCTCAATTTGCTTAGTCTTTTCTGCGATTCTTGATTGCCAATCATTGTTGTTATATCTAAAACGAACATAAGCATTAGCAGTGTTATTAATCCAAGAAACTATTATTTTGACTCTTGCACTACCTAAATTTTCATAAATCAATTCAGTTGTATCTATCGCCGGATAAGTGTGAGCATTACCGTCACTATCAATTCCTTCAACAGCAGCAGGAGCAGCAGGAGCTACATTCAAGTTCGTAACATTCCTTGTCGTTAATGATATTCCACTTTCAATATTTGCATATTTAGAGGAGTTATAAGAAACAGCAGTTACACCATAATTAATACCATCTTGTTCCTCTACTGAGACAACCCGCCATGTTGAAGTTTGTATGCTTGAATTTTGATACACCCATAATGTATTGGCATTAGGCGCAGAAGAAAAACCAGAAGATAAATTAACAACACCTGATGAAATACTGCTTATAGGTTTAGTTTCAACTGAACCATCTGAAAGGATAGCTGAAAGAGTAGGACTATTAGAAGTTACTAAACCTGTTGCATCATCGACTGTGATAGCTGTAGTTGTTGCACTTTTTATCCTTCCTGATTTCCTAGAACCTGCCCTCATTTCATCAGCTATTTCTATTACTTGACCTGGCCTACAAACAACACCTGCATCTATAGAAGCAACAAAGGAACACGTCTCACGTTCATTGTTTTCTGTATATAAAAGCCATTTACCTAATCTTTGAGCTTGCGCTCTACTCGTACAAGCAAAAGCATCAATGTTTCTAACAATTGACCCATATCTAGCAATATTAGTATTGTCTTTTACTTCTTCATAGTTGTAATCTCTTAGTTCATTATCAAAGTATTTAACAACAGCAACAGTAGCTCTATTCTTTTGACTACTTGTTTGATAATTAAAACCTGGCTCTAAAACATTTGCAATACTAAATAAATAACTTGTATCTTGTGGGGCATCTTGTGTTAATGCGACTGAACCCGCTTGCCAATAAGCTTGAGCTCTAAATACGGAACATAATTGATTAATTACTGTGTAAGCCTCTTGAGCTGTTTGTATATTTACATTGCAGGCAAAACGAGGTTCAGTTCCTCCAGCTCCATTACTAATTAAAGCACTAGCGTAAACACTAGCGGCATAAAAAGAGAACTTATCTAAGTCTGCTTCTGCTAAGTAACCTGTATTAGTTGAACCTGTTCCATTCGTTGTATCAACACCCAAACCATATCTGTAAGTTGTTAACAAATCGAATAAAATCCAAGCTGGATCGTTTGTTACTACCGCTGCCCCTAATGTTCCATTAAATGTTCCTGAATAAGCAAGACTTCCGTCAGCTCTAACAGTTGCATTATGAGGAACTTTAACTTTAATTCCTTTAACTAAATATGTTCTCTTGGGAATACTTGAAAACTGTTCTGCATCAAGTCTTAAACCAACTAATGCTGAATTTGGATAAGCTCTTGAATCATAAATAATCTCTGTGTAAGTATTCCATTGAAACGCATTAACTAGTTTTGGGTTTGTTGAATCATCTGTAATTCTTGTAACTTTAATATTGACAGGAAAAGCACCGTCTAATTTTAATACATATTCTCGTTGATACAAATCACCTGTTCTACCTTTTATTTTTCCATTATCACCAGATACTTTAGTTTGATAACTTCCCCCTAAATATTGAACAGCAATTTCTAAATCGATCTCACTACCTTCAATATCACCATCATCAGTAATTTTTTGTAATTGTGGTACAGATATTGTTACTTTGACTGCATCAATATTTGAATTAGTTAATTGTTTAACTCCTGGTGTATTTTTAACAATCGTACCTAAACCTGTATTTTGCACCTGTGCTGTATTTTCAGTTAGAGGTATAACTGTTTGAGAAGACGTTCCTGTTCTTTCTGCATACGAAACATCTTTAAAGTTAAAAGTACCGTTTGCATTTTGTAGAGGTGTGTCATTTAAAAATATTGATTTTGCACCGTCTACTAACCCACCAATTTCACCTTCTGAAAGAAGATCAAGAACACGACCAAATTGTTTAGATTCAAGGTTATCTTTTGCTGTGGAAGTTGAGCCACCTCCACCACCGCCTTTACCACCACCACCCGAACCAATAACTAAATTTGTCATGCTTCTACCTCAATTTGTTGTGTATCAATTGCCGCCGAAATAACGACAGAACCAACTAAGACTTCTGAACCATAGACGATAGGAACAGCAACGCCCGCACGACTTGTGTTTTGTATTCCGCTAAAACTAAAACTTCGCCTCGGGTCTTGTTCCGAATTAGGTACAGAAGGAACAGGTGTCAATAATCCGCTAATGCCACTTAGTACCAAAGACGCACCAACTGAAGCCGCAGTAGAAGCCCAACCCGCCGCACTAGCAAAAGCCGTCCCACTTGATAAACCTGCTAAAGATGCACCACCCGTAGTAAAAGCCAATGTTATTAATGCAGCGCCTAAAATGATTCTTCCAACGTTTCCACCTGCACCAGCGACTACAGGAACAATAGAAATATCACTCTGCCCAGTTGGATAGTGCAACTCTTCTTCTGATAACTCCCAACTTCCAGCAGAAACTTTATAGTGCTGGTCATACATGTGTTTTTCTATTCCTTTAAAATTTACGCACAAGAATTTCATTACCTGAGCCATATTTGATACTTCCGCTTCTAATACACGCTCACCTACAAACTTTGCTAATTCGCCGTATAGTTTTATCTTACGCAAAGTCATAACGAATCCTCTTACCTGTGCATTTTAGTAGCCATTCATCTAATAAATCGCGACTAGATAAACGATTTTGCAAATGATGTAATAGCAACTGATCGCCAAGATATAAACCGATATGGTTTAAACCAGGGGAACGCATACTCATTAATAATAAATCATTCTTTTTTAATTCCTCATCAGGTCTTAATTCTCTAAATCCTGTTGCAATAAACGAACGCTCAAACATTGGATTTAAAATAAAAGCTTCTGAACTTGTTGGTCTATCCCAGTCTCTTAAAGTAATCCCTAGATGTTCTTTGTAGTAATCACGGCACAAGGACCAACAATCATTAACGCCCCATACCCATTTACGACCTATTAAAGGCGCTTTATACCCGCAAGGTTCATACTCAACCCATTGTTCTAAATTTGGCTGAACTACATACCATTTAAGTTTAGTTTTTTCACAAGCAACTTTATCGGCCATCGATAGTTCTGGGGATGTTACTGGATGACTATGAATAACCGCTGTTACTTCTCCTGTGTCTTCTGCCTTTGCCCAATCTTCTGGGTCAATAATAAACATATCTTTTGGATCTTCTGCAATATTTTTACAAGCAAAATAAGTTTCTTTCCCTTTAACAACAACTAATAAACCACAAGATTCAAACGGATCTTCACCCTTTGCATGATTTAAAGCTTTATCTTTCCAAGTCATGAATAAAACGACCCAATACCAGGGAACTCGTCAGGCAATACTTGTCTTTTAGGTAAACGAACACCCATCACATCTATTTTTGCAGCTAGTTCAAATTCAACAATCTCTCTTGTTTCTGATGACTTACGATCAATCACATAAATCTCATCTGGAAATAAAGCAGACGTATCAGGGGTGTAAGGACTATTGCTACTAGGAAAATTAGCAGCATCTAAATACCTTAAAAGTGTTCTTCTTCTTGTTACTTTTGCACCCTCTAACCCCATTGATAGAGTTAAAAGAATCGTCGTGAATGTTCCTAAAATGTTGCTAACCCTAAGAGTTGGTCTTGGCAATTGCTTTCCGTAATCAAAACCATCAGCTTCAACAGGAAGAGCCGTATAAGTCTGACCGTCAAAAATAATATTCCCATTTGCATTTTGATTTGTACCAGCATGAAAACGATAAACAGTACTAGCCCCGTGAATGGTCGAACTTAATTCAAGAATAAAAAGCTCAATAATTGAACTTGGATTCGCATTTTGTAGCTCACTAACAGGAACAGCCATTAGGGTTCAAATACCTCTTCAAATGTCGCTGTAATAGTTGCGTAACCTGCGATATTGATTTGTTTAGTCCAATCAAGGCAAATATATTCACCAGAACTTGATTCGTTTGGTGGGGTCCAAGTAAAGCAATCTGCGTCTGAAGCTCTTGCATCAAGGAACGTTTCAATTGTGTCTGACTCCGCTTCAGTTATGTTTTCCCAAGTAGGGTTCCATGTCTTAGCGTTTTGATTCATCCCAAAACTAATTCTGGCTTCATAACCATCAGCGAATTTAACCCGTTTAAGGTTGGGTCTTGATGTTTTAGAAATCCCGTAACTTGCAGCGGGTGAAGTAGGAAAAGTAGCCATAATTAAGCAGCGCTAAGTACGCCCCCAGGTCGTTTTTGTTTTACTAATTCTTGTTTAACTGCTGCTGATATTGCACGACCTAAAGCCGCCGCCTGTCCTTGATCTCCTTGTACTTGTGATTGTCCTTTTGCATCTACGTTAACAACAACAGAAGTATTACCTAATTGATTGTTTGGGGTTACATGCCCGCCCTTGCTACCAAGACGTAATAATTCAGGACCACGCTCACCTACTAAATAACTTCTACCAGCACTAACTGGGCCGCCCATTGCTCTAGCCATCTGTGGAGGTCTTGGGACTGGGGTGGTATTACCACCGCTAAATAAACTTCCAAACCAATTACTAAAAGGTGCTGTAATTGTCTGTTGTATTGCGATGCGAATCATATCTCTAATAATGCTATTTGCTAATTTTCTAAATTCCAATTGTCCAGTCATTACAAAATCAACTAATGCATCTTCCATCCCTTTCACTCCTTTAATAACTACATCTGACATCGCTTCACCGACAGTTTTAATTGAATCTCTAAAGTTTGTTATTTTTAATTTCATTTGAGCGCCAAAAGTTTTCGCTAATTGCGTCTCTAATAAATTCGCGTCTTTTGTCCCTTTATTAAAACCATAAGCATCACCCGCCTCTGATTGTCCTGTTGTAATAGCTTTAAAGGCTTCTTGATTTCTTTTGAATCTTTCTAAAACGCCTTCTCTATATTTTTCTGCTGATTCATTCATTCCTTCAGTATCCATTCCGAACATCTTTTGTGCTCTTTTGCCAATCGCTCCGATCAAATGAATTAATTCTTCTACTGCAACAATTGTTGACATCACTGCAAAGGCAATAGACCTAAAGCCAAAACCAACGACCTTAAAAAAACCTTCCCAATCATTACCACTTTCAAAAAGCTTTCTAAAAACTTCTAATACTGAATTTAAGGCTGGTAATAATGCGTCTGCTAATTGTTTCCTAAACCCATCAAATCCAAAACTTAACATTGTCAATTGATCGTTGAAATATTCCGCATTTGCCGCAAAACCTTCGCTCGTTTCATAGTTCCACTTTTCTAATTCTTCTCGACCTGCATTTAATAAAGGGATTAATTGCGCCCCTGATCGACCAAATATTTCCATCGCCAACGCCGCCTTCGTTGCCCCATTTGGCATATCTGAAAAACGTTCAGCAATATCACCTAAGAGAACCTCAGAACTTTTTAAATTTCCGTCTGAATCCCTAACGCTTATTCCCAATGCTTCATAGCTTTCTGAATACGTTTTAATTCCTTGATCCGCTTCTCTTTGTGATTGAGCTAAACGCCTTAAACCCTTTTCGATTGTTGATTGTTCAACCCCCGCTAATTTTCCAGCGTTGACGTATGCCTGCAAACTATCGGCTGCAATTCCTGTTTGCCTGCTTAGTTTCCCGAATGCGTCAGCCTGATTGATTGCACCTGTAACAACTCGACTAAATGCCCCCGCCGTTAATATCAAGGCCATTGCCTTAAACGCCGTGTTGACGCTTAACGCTGCCATTCGTACATTTTTCAATCTTCCCTGTAACCCCTGCATGGAGTTACCCATTCTTTTTATTGCAGCCTGCCCCGTCGTTTTCGCGGCAATTATCATGTCAAACTTAGCCGCCATTATTTCTTATCCTTATTCAAAATTTCAATCGCTTTGATCTCCATAATTTGCAGATCTTCTATAACCGACTTGAGATCATCATACTCGTATAGTTTCGCTATGGCTAATACTGAGTCGTAGTAAAAACCTGTTACTTGACCTAATGCACTAATTCGCCATTGTGTTTGACATCGCATAAATAAATCAAACGCATTTAAATGTTCAGGCCATAAGTAAAAATCATCTTCCGTCTTCTTTGGCAATATCACGCCGAAAGCTTTTGCCGCTGCCTCTAAATCCCCTTCTTTCTCTTTGTTATTTTTAAAAATATAATCAACCGCCCCTGTTAGTTTTTTGTTTTCTCTCCTGTTACTGAATCGATATAAGTTTTTGCGATTTCTATTCCTACTAATGGCTTTTCAAGTAATTGATCAAAAGCCTCATCAGTAAAAGGTATTTGTTCGTCATTTGGATCTAAAATATCTTTCCAACCAACAACAACTTCTTTCGCAAATTTACGGGCGGCCTCGAACATAACTTCCATCTTTGTATTCATTAATTTCTTTTGATATTGTTCGATCTTTGATTGTTCTATTCTTTTAAAGACACAATAAAAACTTTGCTTTTCATATTTGCCGTTATCAATAGGGATTTTTAATTCAATCTTCCATGAATAGGTATCAGATTTACCAAGAACTAAAGGCACTTAAATTTAATACGTCTAAATATCAGGGTAGACCCAATTAACAACTAAAGCAATCTTTAATGGAACTTCAATTCAAAGTCATCGTTTCCACTGTTAGGCAAAGCCCTATAACCAATATCCAACATTTGATAACCTTCGTTTTCAGCTTGTGCAATTGTTTCTAACTGTGTTTGGCCTGCTGTAAATGTGATCTTATTACCTGCTGATTGTCCATGTTGGTGGGTCAAGTTTCCTGTAGCTGTTGAATTAACGATTGAATAATAATTTTTTGTCCCTAATCCAATCGATTCTATAGAAACATTTCCAGAACTTGCGCGGTCAGTAATCCTTACAGTTTTAGAACTTCCGACTAATTCTGAATAATAAAGATTGTTATTTTGATCAAAGGTAAATGACTGCATTGAACCCGCATAAGAATGAAGTTGGAAAGCAGTTGTATTAGTACTGTTGGCAACGACTGGGGCTAATTGAGCATAGGTCGGAGTTAATATTGCTGTTGCTGTTGGGGCGTTATATAAACCTAGAAAATTAAATACAAATTTAGGTGTATCGGCTGCCTCGATTTGATAGGTAAAACTTCCTCTTGCCCCTGTCAATTTGTGAAGTGAGCCATCTATATAAACCCCAATTGTCAAGCTATCTGACGTTTCTAAATTCGTCTCTGGAGAGAATACGTTTTGACTTGCCGTCGATGTTTCTATTAAGCCACATCCAAGTAAAAGATCTTTATAGTCTGGACTCGTTCCGGCTGTTCCTGATGGCGTTGCTTCGATTGTTGCAGTTAGACTTACGTGTGTATTTGTCTGAATAAAAGGTCTAGAACCAAATTTTCCATCAATCGTATTCCTATCTAAAACTGTTGCAGCAACGGGTTCAATAGAAACTTCAGTTGCTAATACTGCATCAGTTCCCGCTAATGTTGCCGCTGACGCATAAGAGCTTTCTTTTTTGGCTGCTAACAGCGTCTTTTTAGTCTTTAGAACAGCCATCTAACCAAATCAAATTTACAATATGTCTACATATTAAACGAAACTTGCTATTTAAGCCTAGACACTTGCTAAATCATTATTTAAGGTTCGATATTTAATCTGGTAAGAACAAGTTATAACTCCCGCAGGTTGATCAGCATCAACATTTTCGTTCGTAGTTCCTGTTGGTATCACGTCCATCGTATAACCGCCTAACGTTGAAGTCATAATTTTATTATGAAGGCTTTCCACTATGGGATCAGCAACCTCATCAGGCGTATCGCCTCGAACGATCACCGCAATTTGTAGTTCTAATGTCCAATCGAGAGTAGCTAAGGATGTTGTTTGACTTGCGTTGTCTGCGCTCCATGAAATTAATAATGCTGGACTTTCTGCCCGTGTTAACGCGGTTACTCTTGACCGATAAATTCGTGTACCGACTGAAGTTGTACCAGCCAAAGCAGCCTTAACAGCGTCTAATATGCTTTCTCGTCTCGTTGTCATTAGACCTTAGATAATGAAATTTGACGGGTTAGGCCATCAATATCAGCTTCATTTGTTCGCACCGTATAACTAACATCCTTTCTATTTGAATCTTGCACCGTTAATGTATCGCCAAATTTTAAAGAACTAAAATCAGAATTTTTAACATGTAAAACATAATCAACTGATAAAACTTCACCACCTGCCAAAACTGAAGTCGGTTGATCTAAATAACCACGCCCGACAATACTTCCAGACTTAACCAATGAAGTCTCATCAACGTTGAAAATTGCGTCTAGTGAATCACTCGCTATCGACACTGGCTTTTACCTTTTTAGTTTTGGGTGGAGTTGGAGGACACGCAGGTGCTTCAATTGATTCCTCTGCTTTCCCCATGCGAATTAATATTGATGCATCTTGATCACTTACGTCGTAAATTTTGCCAACTTCTAAGGATTGACCGCTAGCGCTTGTGTTTTTTAATGTTTTAATTTTCATAAGAAAAAAAGGGGCCGTTTCCGACCCCCCGATTTAGTTAGCTAAGTGCGTCTTTAATCGCTGCGAAGCTTTGAGCATGAGCTACCGCTACATCCATCGTTGTGACTGCGCGGATTGAAGTTAATAGCTTGATGAAGTCGTCTTCAGTCTCACTAATAGAAACCTCTATACCTGCGCCCCACATACCCACATAAATGTCGGAGAAATTACCGAAGATAATAGGAGTACAAGTTGATGCAGAACCCTTAGTTAGGTTTGTTGGCAATAGGTTGTTTTCTCTTATTGAGTACCCATTTATTGAACCCGGTGTGCTGCCTCTACTGATGTCCTGTAGGTTGCTATTCCATAGGTAAGCGCCGTCAGTAGTTGTTGAACCACCTGCGCGAGCCTTTTTGAGTTGGTTAATAATCTTGCTGTGAGCAATGTAACCAAGAGACCCAGTTAAAGCGTTGTCTTCAGATAAAGCACCTTCTAGATCGATCAAGTTATTTAAACTGACCGAACCTCCATTAGTTCCTAGAGCAATATTTCCGATTCCAGTGGTATTCAAAACGCCTTCGGGCTGGCCGCCTGAACCCGATCCGTTGAGAATTGCGAGATCCCTAGCCTGA